AATACTGCAACTAGTACTGCACCTGATCCACCACCACCTGTTACAGTTACTGTGGGTGATGTTGTGTAACCTGATCCTTCGTCTGTTATAGTTACTGTTTGTATGATACCATTAAATACAGAAGCAGTTGCAGTTGCACCAGTTCCACCTCCACCTGATATTGTGATTGTTGTGCCGGTGCCATATCCACTACCACCATGTGTGATAGTGATTGAAGAAACATATCTAGAATATTCAGGTATTCTACTGGACATTAAAACCCTTCTGCCTTAGGTATCATGTTTATTTGTAATCCTGTTCTTGCACCAGTTAATGTACTTTGTACTGTATCATCCAATGCTAAGACTGTATTTTTAGAAGGAGTTGGTATAACTGCTGCTGTAGATACTTGAGCAGTTCTTGTTAAAGTAGTTGTTAATATGTCATTAACATCATCATGAGGTCTAATACTTACACGAATAGCGGTTTCATTACCAAAAAGAGCAGACACTCTCATAGCAAGAATTGTAATTTTACCAGTTGAATAATCAATTGTTCCTATATCTCGAATTTTAGAACCAGAATCAGATTGTAAAAATACAGTACCAAATCCATTATACTCAGGTGAGACAACATCTGCATTAGGAACATCTTGTAATTTTACTTTATTTGTCGCGTCATTATTCGTATAATTAAACCAAGTGCTATGTAATTCTCTTGGTTGTACTCTGGAATTAAACGTAAAAGTATAATTTACATCTCTGTCAAAATCTAATATTTCTATTCTCTTTTGTAAAGACGGAATAATGTTTATTGAAATAATTGAATTAGAAACACCTTTAATAATGGTATGCAATGCAGAAAAATAAAAGTTTTTATTTAATATATTAAGCTCAGTGTTAAAAAATGTTGAAATTGCACTTGATACTGAAGAAGAAAGTTCTCCAGAAGTAAGTGATGTTGCATTAGCATTATAAACAACTCCTACTTTCAATGTAATAAATGTGTACTCTGGATCAACAAACTCAGGTAGAATTGCAATAGAACCTCTAGGATCAATAATATTACTTACAATATTATCTTTATCTTGCTGTGTTATAATTTGCCCAGGAATAGGGTCTAATGAAATAAAGACCTTACCATAAATGGGAGGATCATTACTTTCACCGCCCCACACTGAGCAAGACTGAATGTTTTCATTACTTGCTAATATTAAAGATTTGTAATCAGAGGCAGTTACTCCTCTTTCTCTAGCAGAATTATATTTAGGGGCGTTGATTTTAATGCTGTCTATACTTTCTTTATTTTGCCCGCCTGAGGCTGCAACGTTTCCACTATAAGCCTTAATTTCACCTCCACCTGTTAAAGTTGCTGAACAAGTAAAAGTTTTTGCTCCATTTGCAGTAACTCCATTTGTGTTTATATAATCTACAATAACAACATTACCAGCAGTTAATTGCTTACCTATTACATCATCACCAAATGTAATAGAATACAATCCTTCTATTGTTTCTTCAAGAAAATAAACTTTTGAAGATTCGTTTATGTCTAAAATACCAGTATGTAACACATATGTTTCAACGTTAAAATTTGATCCTGATGTTTGAACCCTAACTCTTAAAGTGGAAGTGTCTACATCTTTGTTCGGTATAATAACAGGGTCTAATTCTTTTTCAGCAGCAATTAGAAAACTATTTGATATTCTTTTGCCTTCTTTCAGTTTAAGATTAGAAAAAACAAATTTACCTGTACCTGAAACATCTTGTAAAGTAGCAGTGACTGCTTCTGAAGGAACAAAGGTATATGTAGTACCATTTAACGATGATGTAAAAACAGTGTCTCTGGATAAAGTATATGTGCTACTAGTATATGCACCAGAAGGTGTAATAGTAAAGTTTACTGTTCCAACAGGACATCTTCTAGAACGAGGAGTATATCCCAAAGTTTTAGCTAAGGATACCACAGATGTTCTCTTTATTGCTGAATCTAAAAATGATTCATTTGCTAACAAGTGTGCAAGAACTGCATTGTAGTGAGTGTTATATGCTAAGGTATCCAATAAAACAGACAACGCAGATCCTTCAAAATTATAATCTGAGAATTCTGCTTGAGATTGCATAAAGGTTTTTAAATTTTGTTTTATATTATCAAAATCTAATTCGGTTACATTTATTTGAGGCATTTTTTACCTTAGTCTCTGTAAGTTTACATTAAACTCTTGTGGTTGAGTAAATCCCCTAGCAAAATAATAGATAGAAACTTGATATAAATTTTTGTCATAGTCAGGGATAACCGCTATACTTTCAATCACAGCCCTTGGTTCATATGTTTCTATTAAATTTCTTATTACTTTAGACATAACTTCTGCTTGTAACCGAGTCATGTTTTCAAATAACATTCCTCGTAAATTTGCTCCCTTTTCTGGGGCAAATCGTCTTTCATAAAAATTAGTTAATATTAAAATTTTTAAAGATTGTGAAACAGCATTGACATCTATTTTTTTGCCAACGTCACCTGTAACTGGATTTAACGTAAATGCTAAATCCAAATCTTTGTAAAGTTTAGTTATCTGTTTAGTTAAAAGAGCCATGTATGTATTTATAACTCAGTGTATAATGATGGAGGCACGATATTAAGAAATCTTTCACCTGCTTCTCTTCTTCGGCGTTCTATGTCTACTGTCAAACTGGGTTTTGGCAATTCTGGTAATCGGTGACCTCTTATAATTGCAGCAGCATCTATTTCAGGAAAAGATGCTGGAGTGCCTCTCAAAATAATTTCAACACCATCCAATTCGTAATTAGGAATTATTTTACAAATATTTTCTAAATCAAAAGCAGCTGATCTTAAAAGATTTGGTAGATCATTTAAATCTATGTCGCCTAGATCAACTCCCTCCCACTTCGATTTTAAATTATTAAGTTCATTTTGCAATGCTTCACCTGCAAGTTTAGCGACAATTAATTTTTGAGCAAAAGAAATTATATCATTCTGCAAACTATCTGGAATTTTAGGGAAATCTATTTCAGGTATCATAGATTTCAAACTTGCTTTTACAGCACTGAGTTGAGCGAGTATTGTTGCCTTTAAACCGCCGACGGCACCATTTACAACACCATTGATAGCACTGTCTAATGCGGTATTAGCAGATTCTATTTTATCTGCTAATTTTAATAATCCTTCTGATGGTCCACAACTCATATTATTCTCCTATTATGGGATTGGGGTGCCAGTTTGTGGTGCAGCAGACCCACCAACGGTGTGCTTGTGTCCAGTTAATGTAATCTCTGGCGAACCTGCTTTAACTTGTACTGAAGCGTCTAATGTACCGGTAACATTAACATTTTGGTCTATGTTTGTAACACTAGCGGTTAAGGTTTGAGTCGATGAGGATTTAAGTAATTGTGTTGAACTAACAGATTCAATTTCTTGTTTACCATTAGATTTTATTATTAAATCTCCACCAGATCCTATATTAACATTTTCGCCTGATGCTATACTAATAGATTCAACAGCCAAAATATTATAAGTATCTGCAACTGAGGTAGTCATTTTGCCAGCGTGAGTTTCAGAAACATTGCCCCCAACTGTGGTTGTTTTAGTTCTACCAACAGAATGTGTTTGAGTTCCTGTTACTGTTTCAGAATCATCACCACTAATTCTAAGACCTCTACTACCATTTATTTGAGTATTTGAATCTGTTAATATTTCAGTTAAATCATTGCCACCAATTTTAGTAACTCGGTCTCCTCTTACTGTAGTAAATTGATTACCATCTACTTCAGTATATAAATCACCTTGTACATATAACTTAACATTACCGCCTATAGTAACATCACACGAACCTTGTATTGTAACTTTTTTATCACCTAAAGTAATTTCATATTCATCACCGACTATTTTAGTAATTTTTTTACCGTCAGATTGAATTTCAGAAAATGTACCTGAGTTATGATATTCATGTATTCTACCATTACCTGGTGTATCATCTACTTCAAATACATGCCCAGATTCTGTTTCAACTACTCGATTAAAAGGATACACTGACGTTTTACTAGTTTCAAAGGTAGGAATAGAACCAGGTTTTGTATATGTTCCTTGATCTGTAGATCCAAATCTAGGATGAGGTTCATCCCAAAATTCTCTTGTATATGTTGCAGACGGTTTATCTTCACCGACTGAAGGTACGCTAGGAGAAACTGCTCTGGGTATTTGTTTAGAAATGGTTTGTCTTTTTGATATTAAACTAGCATGTTTTTCAGCATCTTTGCCTCTTGCTAGTCTTGATATATCAGGTTCACCGAGTGCGTTATAACCTGCGTCTTCTCCGTTACGAGGATATCTGTGTTTAGGATCAAAAAATCCTATAGAAGAATCGTCTATTCTTTGCAAAGGCATTCCAGCCAAAGAACCCATAATTATAGGTATCTGATCATCTTCGTCAGCATAAAAACCAACTACTGTAGAACCCTCAACTAGACTAGGCGTATCACTTATTCCTGATATACTAGCAGACGTTACTGGCATGATAGCAACTGCCCACGGTAAATCGGTAGTAGGCAATACATCACGATTCGCAGTGTGATAACCTAATACTCTTACTCTATACCTTCCTAAGTATTCTGGGTCTGCTCTATCTTCAACAACACCTAACCAGAGTTTAAAATTTGGTCTGTTCATTCACTGTTTTCTCCAAGACTTTTATTCAATCCATTTTTTACAACTTCAGCAAGTATAGAATGCTCACCAAACTTAAAAGTATGATGTATCGCAGTTATTAAATATGATCCTGATAACAATTGATCATATGCTTGTTCTGGAGTATTTTCATTCTCTAACTTTGTTCTGGCAGAGGGATATAAAATTTGTATTAACATGCCAACTTCAATATCAGTTCTACCATGTATTTCAATTTCAAATTTAAAATTATTAAATGAATTTATGTATGATGTTCTATAGTGTATTCTATCTGTAACATACTGTGCTGGATGACCAGCTGGCAAATCTTCTAAATGATCAGTAACACCATAATCGTTATACAAATTAGTGTTGTATGTTACAAATTGTGAATACGCATATGGATTACTAGGAACATTCGGAAATGCAATACCAGTATCTGTTTTGACAAAGGCTGCATTTTGTGTTTTGAAATCAAACGTAGATTCTGTCATTTTTTTTGTCGTTAAATCATATCCTCTAATTGAATTAGAATGATATCCAGACATGATGCCTTCAATAGCATCAAAAGTTTTTGGCATCTTTATATTTTTCAATCTAGTCATATCAGAAGGAACATTAACACCCTTATATAAAATACCAGAAGTTCTTCTGGGAGTAGTATTCTTTTGCACCTCAATTACATATTCTTCAAAGTGCCCTGTTGCAAGTTGGTGTGTTATTAATCCTTCTATGCTAGTAAAATAAAATCCCTTGTTGCTCTCATAAAAGAAATAATCAGAACTGTTTAGTGTATTACCTTTAACCCGTTTACCAATAAATGATAAATTTTTAAAAGGTGACCAATGATTAGAAATATATCTCAATCTACTTGTGTGTGGTATATCAAAAATAACCAATGAAGTTTTTTTATCAGGAGTATCTATTCTTCTATCTTTAACAATATAATCATTATAAATCTTGCTTACAATTTCATCAGTAGTTCCCGAAAATGAACGTACTAAAGTTTCTACTTGATCCATGAAACCTTCAAC